TTAAAGTTTAAATTAAGTTATTGTTTTTTGTTAAAATTTCTAATCTTTACTTTAAAATCATTGGAAGTGTTTCCTGGAATAGCTCTTACTTTTATACCGCCAGTTGGTATTTCATTTGAATGAGTACCTCTTGGTGACATATCAACATTTTTAGATTTAGCCATGCTTTCTTTTAAAGCATCGGATTTACCTTGTTGATAAAAGTGGTTTGCTACAAGATCAGGATTCATTGCTGTAAACAAAGATTTATGATAACCACCAGCATTATCCATTTGTTGTGTTTTCTTGTTTAAGAATTTACTAACAAAATTGTTAATATCAGATTGTGTATCTTTAACTTTATTTACATCCTTAATATTAAGTCTATATCTTTTTTCACCAACGTTATATTCAAAACCTTTGAATTTATCAGTAAAAACTTCATTTGTTTTCTTTTGGAAAACTGACTTATCTACCTCGGTTTGTTCCAAGTTTTTATTGTATCGATTAAAGAAGTCAACAGCTTTTTGTTGTTCTGGGTTTAATCTAGAACCAGCTTTGACCTCGTTGTAATATTTAGACTTTTGCCCGTCTAAGTGGGACCTAGCGTTCGCAACTTGCTCTTTTAACGCCAATTTTTTTCTTCTAATTTCTTTTTCATCGTCAGAGTCTTCATCATATGAATACATATCCTCCATCATAAATACTCTGTCTTCTTCGGTGAGGTGAGGTTTTGTTTGTTTAAAATACTCACTCAATAAATCATTATCACTCATTTTTGAGTAATCTTTATTTAATTGAACATAATCTTCTAAACTTCCACCAGTTTCGTTCATAAAGTCTACAACTTTTTGAATATTATCTGGTAATTGTTGCCCAGTTTCTTGAGCTTCACCTATTGCCTGTTCAACCTCTTCTTGAAGCTCTTCAGCTTGTTCAGTAACCTCTTCAGTTACCTCTTCTAAAACTGGTTGCTCTTCTACAACTTCTTCTTCTTTCTCTTCTTGTACAACTTCTTGTACAACTTCTTCAACAGGTTGTTCTTCAACTTTTTCTTCTACAGTTTCTTCTACAGGTTCTTTTGTAGTTTCTTCACTATAGTTTCTTAAGTCTACTTTTACAGTGCCATCATCTAAAATTTCGTTTTTAGATTCTTCTTTTGTTTCTTCAACCTTTTCTTCTTGAGGTTGTTCAACTTTTTCTTCAGTTGTCTCAACTACTTCTTCGACAACCTTTTCTTCTTGGTTTTCTGCCATAATATAATATTATAAAATTTAACAAATGTTATCTTGGATCAAAAGCATTTAATCCAAATCCTCCACCCATTATATCGTTGCCTGAGGATTCAAAGTTTTTAGGTGGAGACTCCTTTTTTCTTTGATCAATTAACTCAGACTGTTGACTCGCTTGGATTTTTGTTCTTTCGTCCTTGCGATCTTCTTTTTCTGTATCTCTTCCTTTCAACACTTCAGCTTCCATTTGTTTAATACGCATGTTTAGTTGAAATTCGTGATTCATTAATTCTTTTTTAAGCATAGCTTCTTGCTGCATTTTTACTAACTCTAATTCGTTTTTACCTTGCTGTAGTTGCATTTGATTTTGAGTTATTGCTGAGTTTTTCTGTACTTCAGCTTGAGCCGCAACTTGTTGAGCTTGAGCATTAGCTTGAGACTGAGCTTGTATATTTTGTTGTTGAATAGCTTGGTCTTCTTGCTTTTTCTTTTTTCTACGTATTTTAAGCAATTGGTTTGCTAACTTAACGTTTTTAATTTCTCTAATATCTATAGCGTCTTCAAGATTTATACCATCTTTTGATAAAGCCATTTGTATATTATTTTCTAACAACTGTTTTTCTTCTTCATCAGGAGCTAGCTCAATAAATATACCAAAATCATACAAATGTAAGTCTGCCATTTCACTTAATGTAGCTACATTATGACCACCAATTTTCTGTATAAAAGCTTCTTTAGTTGGTGAGTATTCTATGATGTCAGATATTCTAAGTGATATTGATTCAGCTGTTTCAGCTGTTAAAAATAAACCACCTTGTAATATGTGTCTAGTTGCTGTATTACTATTAGCTGCAGCTATTTTTTGTATACCTACTAAAGACTTACTGTCAGGCATACTACCATCACGCGCCTCGTTCAACCCGGTGACATCTCTGATCATTTGTAGGTAGTAGTTATATGTTTGTATTAGAGACTGTAATTTAGAGCCTCCAGAGCCACTTTGTATTTCTTGTATTGGTACTTTGCCTGGATTCATATCACCATCAGCAGTCATAGATCTACCAATAATACTACCAGTTTGAAAGAACATATTTAATGCTTCTTGTGGATTATAATTAGTACCATTACCTAAATCAATTTCAGCTAAACCATCAGCATCTACGTATATACCGTCTGGAACCATACGAGACATAACCTGTTGTAACTTAAGGTGTGTTATCTGTATCATGTCAGCAAATGTTGTTATTCTACTAACTAATGATTCAATTTTACCTTTATACATTCTTGGCGCAACTATAGAGTAATTCATTTTAACTTTAGTGTGATCACTCTTAGGCCTCATCATATTTTTAGCAAGCTCCCATTTTAAAAGTTTTTTAGTACCTAGTATTAAAGCACCTTCATATAAAACTTCAACTTGTCTAGACATTTTACCAAACCTTTCTTCAAGCAACTCATTAGGTGGATTAAACCTATCGTCTTTTACGATAACTTTACTAGCGCCAGTCGATGTTTCTTTAACCTTATATACTTCGTTAGCATATGTTTTAAAGTTAAAATACATAACTTGAACTTGGTTTTGATCTATAACTGTAGCTTCAGCTAGACTTCTATTATAGAAACCTGTTGACTGATAACCCTGTTTACCTACTTCTTTTAAATCTTCGTCTGTAAGATCTGGAAACTCTTTTTTAAGTTCATTTATAGGTAGAACTTTAATTTCACCCACATAGTATATATCTTCAAAATAAGGTGATTCAGTATATGAATAAACTATATTAGCTGGATCTACATATTCTACTTTAACACCTTCTGCTTTTGTAAAACTGTTTTTAACACATCCAATACCTAAAACAGTTAAATCATAATTAACTCTTTTTCTAGTTAACTCATATCTATTACCTTCTAATATAGTGTGAATAGCTTGCTCTTCAGCTAATTCAACACCTTGCTTATAATTTAATTGCATATGTAATTGCAACTCTTCTTCACTATCTGGTAGCTTTGATGGTGGCGTCGACATTATGTTTACACCAAAAGCTTCTTGCGCAAAAGCCGCTAAGTCTTGAGTTTTCATGTCAGCCATTATACCTTGCATGTACTTAGTTCTTTTTGATACGCCAAAAGGGTCTTGTGAATAAGCTTTTATGTCAAAAGTTCTTTCTGATATACCATTTACTACTATGTCTACAAATTTAGGTACAATAGGTACTGGTTTCCAGTCTAAGTTTAAATAACTCAAATCACCATTTATAGATAATTCGTCTTTATATTTTTGTATAGCTTGCTCTCCTCTTGCGTATAGTCTTAATTTATGAAAATTATTTTGATTACTAGCAAATCTATTAGTACCACTATCTCTTTTGAACCACTCGTATTCAATAGCTTTACCAACTTTTAAGCCGTATTCTTTTGATTGTTTCTCTAAATCACTAACTACTTGACTAGGAAAATAATTTGATGTAACTGACTCAGCCATATTATTTTTCTATTAGTTTTGAATGATAGCCTTTATTTTTATATCTAGCTATACTTAAATTTATTTTCTTTTTTGCTACGTTTTGAACTGGTGAATACAAATGTCTGTTACAAGCCATAATAGCTAAACCGCTACTAATTGCTGCATCAAACTTTGTTCTTCTATTTATATCAAACTTTGCCCAATCATTTAATGTTTCATTAAAAGGCATTGTTCCATATTCACCGTTATTTTTTTTACCTACGTAGTTTTGTATATACATTTCTATTGCGGCAGCGTGAGCTTGTTTAATATCTTCACTTGAATTAGGTATACCCCCTATTTCTTTTTCTGTAACAGATAGTTTGTTCCAAACTTTATCAGGTCTATTCATAGAATAACCCCTATAACCTCTTCTTCTTAAATAATATAATAATCTTGGTTTGTTGTTTTCTGCTAATAATGGCATACCATAAAAAACCAATGCCATTAAAACATCTTCAAAAAATATTTCTGCTGTAGATGGTCTTGCTATATATTCTAAAAAAAACTCGTTTGGAGGAGCGTTTTCCATGCTAAACTTAGTTAAACCGTGTAATGAACCTTTAGATCCTTTACCATCAACAGTTCCTGATATATCATAACTATCACAACCAAAAGCACCCATGTGCTCGTTTCCTGGATATTTTCTACCATCTTTATTAATTACATTATTTTGTAAATGTGGTGAGGGTGTCCAGTTTATTTTAAACCTACCTTTTAAATCTGGATAAAATATAACTTTAGTGTCTTTTATACCGTTAACCCATTGAAAGTTACCAGTGCTAACATTAGCAGTTTCTTCATTGTAATCTATCTGCTCGTATAATTTAACTAAATTAAATATACTATTTTTTGTTTCGTCTCTAAACGCGTGCTCTTCAGTTCTTGGAAACTGTCTGTAAAATTCATTTAAAGCATCTTGATCGTTACTTAAACCATCAGCTTCATTCTGCCAATGATCTATAACACCTACATCTATTATATCGCCGTACGGGTCAAGAACTTCTTCTTCAGGTGTTTCGAATACAGGTAGTCCATAAGAATCAATGAATCCTTCGTAGTTCCATTCCATAGGTATGAACAAACTATATAATCCCGAGCTTGTCTGTCCATTGCGGTTTCTTTTTGTAACATCTGAGTCATAGTATAATTTTTTAAATTCATTACCTCCTTTGTCAAGAGCATTGCTCGTTGAACCCATCATACACTTACCGATAACTCTACTACCTAATCTTAATGTCGTTTTCGTAACCCTCCAGTTGTTGAGGATGTTGTTCGGCCTCTCCCATTTCCCCGATTCATCGTGGACGAGGAGTTTGAGTTTCTCTCCATCGTAGGAGTTATCACCCGTGTTTTTCCAGTCGATGGTCGTGTCAAGACCCGTGAGTTCTTCTGGTTTATCATCGGTGAGAGTAATGTTCCGTCTCGTAAGCTTGGACGCTGGTACTCTGTAGGCAAGTTCTGTTTTCGGTCTGTCCATACCGTCTTGGATCGGCTTGAAAAAGAAGGGGTAGTTAACTGATATGGGTACCACCTTATCGGTGAACATCTTCTTTGCATCTGGCCCAGACTTGGATAATATACCAAATCTTGCGTCACTTGATATGGTAGCCATATTAACTGTCTCTCCTGAGGCCATAAATGAAAACCCAGAACGTCTGTTCTTAAGGTAACACATCCCGTAGCATCTGGAATCCGCTTTGCAAGCTTCCCAGAAAATGTAGAATAATCTATTTGCTTCTCTAAAGTCTGGGTTCCCAACATCAATCTTGGACCACTGCAAGTACATGTAGTGAGTGCCAGTGATGTAAGTAGGAATATTTTTGTTATTAAACCAAAATCCTTCATCTCTTTTTTTAAATTCATTTTCAATATAGTCTATATATTTGTTTTTAAAAGACTGCGGGTAATCTCTCCAATCAAATATAGTTTTTATTCTATTTAATTCTTTTGGGTATGTCTCAACCTGCCACGTGTTGTTTTTAAAAGTTTGTATTTTTTTTGGCGTCTTAGGTAAAGCTATTTTTAAACCTTGTATTTCATATATGTCACCTATTGTACCGTTCTTACTAATAACAACTATATCGTGATCTTTGTTATATCCATATTGCCACTTTTTAAGTTTATTTAATCTTTTTAAAGTGTTTATTTTAACTGGATTTACTAATTCATACAGCTTCATTATCTAGATCTTTTTTCAGCAAAACCGCTAAAAGATTTTTTCTCTTCTTCTATCGGTTTGTTTTCTAGTATTGCTTTTTCAGATTCTAAACGAGTTAATATCTCAAAAGCATCAAATATAGCTAATTTTTTAGTAGCAGCTGCGTTTTTAAGTCTATCAGCAGAAATATCATCTTCTGTTTCAACTATAGGTTCTTTAGCAACCTTAATTAATTCATCTACAGCTTTATAACCAGCTTGGATTATATTCTTTTTCTTTTCCTTGATATTCATATTTAATAGTTACTGCTTTGGTTAATACTCTATATAATCTTTCGTTATCTATAATAAACTCAAATTCGCTATTAGGTGTAAAACCAACTAAGTCGTTAACTTTTAAATGTTCAAGTTCTTTAGAACCATTTGTGTATTTTAAAATACCAACCAAAGGTTGTTCTGGTTCTGTGTTAAAAATATTATAAGATTTAATTGGCTTAACAAAACAATAATCATTTATTGATTTCCACTTATTGTTTTGTTTATATAAATAAATTTGATCTACGTCTACAAAATATTGATCTTCTTTGAAATAACTTCTAGAGTTTTTTTCTTCACCTCTAATATCGTTAAATCTTCTAAAAACATTATGATGTATAATAACTTCATCACCAGGTTTAATATCTGTTTCAACAGCTCTTGGTGTTGCTATTACTATAGCATTTCTACTTACGTTTTTGTGTGTAAATATCTCAGTATTTAAAATAAGTTCTTTATCACCTAGTTTCTTAGTGTTATTGTATCTTGATTCTACTGGTGTTACTATAAAATCAAAAAGCCCTTGCATTAATATTCTAAATTATATTCTACTGCTATCGCCATGTTTTTGTTGAAGTCTTTCCAAGGTAGTATTTCTTTATTTTTAACTATAAATATACTGTACTTGTCGTCATTTTCAACTATTGAATCGATAACATGTCCTCCGTAGACCTCTTGGCCTACGGAGTAATGCATTGCTTCATTTTTATAGTCTTTTCCTATACTAATTTTCCTGATTAGATTCATCTTCAGGTTGTTTAATAGTACCGTCTTGTATATTAATACTCACCTTACCGTACTCTTCTTCTAATTTGCTTTGAAACTCTTGAAGATCTTTTCTAAGAGCTGGTAAAGCAGCTATAATATCATACTTTTGAGATTCAACTTGCCCTAACTGCATTTGAGCGTTGTTGATTTTGGTAACTAAACCTTGTAATTCGTTTAGTTGTTCATCTGTGATTTTTAAATCCTGTGTTTTTGCCATTTTATTAAATTTAATTGTTGTTGACTTTATTCACTAACCCAAGGTAACGCGTCAACTTCTACGTTCTTTGGTGTTTCTTGATCAGCGATTTGCTTTTCAATAACTTCATTCATATGTTCTACTGGGTGGTTTGCTTTAGCCCACTCAATAACATCTGTTTCTTTTAAATCAGCTAATGCTGTAAAGTTTTCTGAATCAGGAGCTCCAACAGGGCACGCCCCGTGAAATGTAGCTTCTTTTTTGTTATCACCAGAGCCTTTTACTCCAGTATAATCAAAGTTTAATCCTGTGATCACATCAGACAGTCCGTCCATCGATGGTGCTTTTTTCATAGCCGTGATCTTCCATGTATAAGTAATTGCCATAATTATTATTTTAAGTTATTTCTATGTTTATATTATTACGCTATTTTCACATTTTTTACCTAGCAGTTAACACCACCGCTGTCGGTGTATTGTTTTTGACCATCTGCACTGTGAGCGTATTGACCGTGGTAAGAGCTACTACTTATAGTCTGATCGGTACCAGAGTCGCTAAACTCATCAGATATATCTATAACTCTATATTTTATTTTTATGTAATGTGCTCCGCCTGGTGCATTACTGCTGCTACTACAGTTTCTTGAAGTTTTAAAGAATAAGGATCTATTAGCTATAAGCGCTGATTGATGTACTGGAACATCTCTATAGTAACCTCTATCTAAAGTAGTATTCATAAAACCACCTGGCATTATACCAGCCGTGTAAAAAGTTCCACCAACACCGTGAGCAGCTGTGTTTTGCGCTTGACCAGTTTCATTTAAATAAAAACCTACTGAATAAGCCGCTTGTTCATAAGATAAACCTATTCCACTACCACCTAAACCAGTTCTAGTTGCATAATCTATATAGACTAAAAACTCATCTACTACTATCATTTTATCAACCCCTGGTGCTTGTATTAGTTTATAAGGGTTACTAGATCTATTAACCCAACCATTTCCAGAAACTTTAAATGTAAATATTTTTTCATACTCATATACTTGCCCTGATTTATTAACAGCTAAAGTAGCTCCAGCTCCATTACTATTGTTAAAGCCAAGCATGTTACCACCAGAACCATTACAATGACCAAACTTACCATAACCGTTTAAACCTATAAGACCATAAACGTTTACATTATTCATTAAACTAGTGTTAGCAGGATCTACATAGTATGTTGTGTTGTTATATGTATAAAACTTATCAGCTCTAATCCACTCACCAGCTATAACAGTGCTATCGTTATGTTGAGCTACTCTTAACCAACTTGTTGTTCCACTACTGTTAGTATTTCTATGAAATAATGATTGATTAAAAAATGATCCAGCAAGTTGCATAGCGTAATAATTATTATCGTTACTATGTGTTGCAGATATTAAATGCATCCAAGTAGTGTTACCAACTTGTGTGTTTGTTGGCCAACCTTCAGCACCTGTTGGTGTTGATGTTTCATAAAAACCAGATGCCTTTCTAGTGCTTATATTATCACCATTAGCAGAATCCGCAGAAAAAGTACAATTAACACCAAGACTACTTGATGTTATGTATCCAGCGCTAGCGTGATTGCCCCATCCATATGCTGTATTAGCATTTGTTGAACTACCACCTGACCAAGTTACAGTACCAGATACATCTATATTACCGTTTATGTCTACATTATCACTTATAAGAACATCACCACTACCGGATTTTAATTCTAATTGTAAATTTACAGTTTCTACTAAACCACTTGTGTGTAGTTTTATAACATCAGCATCGTTTGTTCCGTGTATACTTACGTAATCTCCTGCACTGTTATCATCAGAAGGACATAAATGTAAAACACCTTCATTTGATTCACTAGCAGATGTTTCATGCATTATGTAACCAGGATCATTTGACGAACTTTGTGCATCAAAATATATATAAGATTTAACTGTGTTACCTGAAAAACTATCAGCTATTTGAGAAGCGTAGTTATTTGTAACTAAACGTATTGCATTACCTTGATTACCAGATAATATTTGTAAACCATCTGCATGACTAAAAGTTTTTCTACCACTAATAGTTGTATCAGTAGTCATAGTCACAAATGCTGAAGCGTGTTGACCATCTAGTAGATCTGCATCTAAACTAGAACCTGAACCATCGTTTCCAGCTGTCCATATTGTGTTACCAGCCCATGTTAACGCACCTGTTCCTGCTCTTCCTAAAACATCATTTTGACTACCAAATGCAATATACCCATTTGCATTATTTTGATTACCTTTTATTTTTATAGCATTAGCTACATTAAAATCTTCTATCCAGGCATCATCACCAATTCTCACTTGATCCCCTAGATATAAATTTCCATTAATAGTTAAATCACCACTAAACGTCCCACCATTTGCAGCAGATACAAAGTCTGTAGGTATATCAGATGTATAGGCTATAGTTTTTGCAGTACCCCAATTAGAAGCAGACTGAGCGGCTTGATAATGTAGTATTCTATATGTGCCAGAAGATTTATCAAATGCTAAACAGTTTGCTGCCCCACCTGATGAATCACTATAACTATTTAAATATAAAACATCTTGATAGTCCGTACCAGTACCACTACCTGCTTCCATCCCTTCTTTTGTAGAAAAGAATATTCTTAAATCATTTGTATAGCCTAAATCTTCAGGCGCCATATCTCTGTCATCAGAAGCGTTTAGATTTGTCGCGTGAGCAACGAGACCAGATGATGTTAAATAACCTGCTCCGTTTGTTAATTGATTATTGTTTGTTGGTATTGTGGGTGTACCTGTTAAATTACTATAAGCCATAGTACCAAGCTCTGAGTAAGTAGGTTTGTGACCTTCATGGTATATTCTTCTCCACGTGCCAAAACTTCCATTACTTACATTTCTTAATGATAAAGCATTTTCTCCACCACCAGCATTTGATCCTGCTAATTGTATACCATATGAGGCTGTACTTCCTGAAGAGGCACTATGTGAGTATATATTTGCAAACCAGTTAGCATTATCATTGTGATGAGGTTGATTTGCAGAACCACCTTGGTATCTACCAACTATAAATCCTTGACTAAAACTACTGCCCGGCGCTGTCCACGCTGTATTTAAATTAGATGATTGGAAATCTTGGTTTATAATACCATTTATTTTTAATGCCGTACTAGATGAAGCTGGATCTAAATAATAACTAGTACTTGCCTTATCGTAATACTTAATAGCGTATACAGAACCTGAGCTATTAGAATTTCCAAGACGTAAATCACCATTACCTCTAAGATTTAATACTTTAGCATACGAACCCAGCCCAGTACTTGGCCCATAAGCTGCTTGATTAACCCTAGTTATATTAAAAATATCTTTACCACTACTAGCGGTTGCTGTTCCAAAAGGCGTGTTACCTAACACCAAAGCTGTAACAGCTCTACCATTACCACTTACGTAACCCGATAGATGCTCTGCCGTAAGTACGGTTTGACCAGGTTCATAATGTTGCCCACCATAATTTCTCCTATTAAGGCTTCTTAATGATAAGTTACCACCTTGCGATTGTTCATCATATATAACAACTCTACCTCTTAAATTAGCAGCATAAGAAGATGAATTACCTGCTGGATCTATAAAGTAAAATGTTGATGTGTCATAAAATATTGGTGCTCTCATTGAGCTGACTGTTGTTACGTTACCTACAAAAGTCGCTGATAACGTGCCATTACCAGTACTACTATTACCACCGTTTAATTGAAGTAACATATTACCAGAACTATCTATAAATTTATGACCTTCGTTTTGGTGTGCTGCGTATTCGTTCCAATAAGCATTAGTTCTTATAAAGGTTTCTACACTAGCGTTATCTGTTCTTTTAAATATTATTTTAGCTGTTGTACCATTTGTTCCACTTAACATTCTTAAATCACCACCAAAAGATGATGTCCCAGTACCTGCAAAAGTTCCAGTACCCGCAACGTTTAATGATGTACTTGCATTACCTGGATCTAAATAATAAGTTGTGTTACCAGCTTCTACAAACTGATTCGCTTCTATTTTGTTACCATAAAGTTGCGTGCCAGTTCCATCAGCTCCAACAATTTGAAAACGTTTACCAGTTGCTCTCT